ATAAAAACATCACCGCAACCGGCGCAGTCAGTAATGGCCCTTGCCAGTTGATTGGTTTCTACGTCAACAACACGACCGCAGGCACATTGGTGCTGCGTAACGGCGGGTCAGGTGGTGAGGTGATGAGTGGCACGATCACGCCATTGATTGGCTTTCACCGATTCCCCGCCAGCGTAGGTGTTAGTCTGTACGCCACGATTGCAGGCACTGGATTGGATGTGACATTCTTCTTTGCCGCAGGTAGTTAATCATGACTGAAAACGGCGCATACGAGGGCGAAGACCCAGGCCCGTACTGGCATGACCAGATTGAAACCGCCATCAAGATATTTGATAAGTGGGAAAAGCGTGGGCAAAAGGTAGTTAAGCGGTATCGGGATGAGCGTGATGCCATTGAGATGCCGAGGATGAAGTTCAATATCCTCTGGTCAAACATCCAAGTGCTGTTTCCTGCTTTGTACGGCAGACAAGCCAAGCCCGAGGTCTCACGCCGATACATGGATCAAGACCCTGTGGGTCGATTGGCATCCACGATGCTTGAGCGTGTTATGGAATACGAGACCACCCAATTTGGTGACTTTGACGCTGCCATGTCTGGGGCGGTGCAAGACAGATTGTTGCCTGGTCGGGGTACAGCGTGGATTCGCTATGAGCCTGTGATTGTTAACGAACAGCCCGAGGCAACCGAGACCGCGAGGGAAATGGAAGAACCTACCGAACCGCAAGTCAGTGGCGTGGTGGAAGACCCGACAGAACGCATTGATGCGGCTCACAGCCCAATTGATTACGTTTACTGGTCAGACTTCCTGCATTCACCAGCTCGTACATGGGATGAAGTGTGGTGGGTAGCCCGAGCCGTTTACATGACCAAGGACGAGGGTGTAGAGCGTTTTGGTGACGTATTTAAGAACGTCAGCCTGACCAGCTCAAACACCGACATGGACGGTAAGAATCCATTGACCGCCAAGATGACTTACGACAAAAAGGCGATGGTCTATGAGATTTGGAATAAACGCAGCGGTAAGGTTTGCTGGATTGCTAAAGGTTATCCACAGGCGCTGGACGAGCGTGATGACCCACTAGAGTTGGAAGAATTCTTTCCATGCCCCAAACCGCTGATGGCGACCACCACCACCGGCACGATGATTCCTGTGCCTGATTACTGTGAATACGAAGATCAGGCGCAAGAGTTGGACAATTTGACCCAACGCATTTACCTGCTGACCAAGGCCTGTAAAGCTGTGGGCGTGTTCAATGCTGAGTTTAAAGAACTGGCGCGGATGTTTAGCGAGGGCGTGGATAACAAGCTATTTCCAGTGACCGGCTGGGCGGCAATGTCGGAAAAAGGCGGCTTAAAGGGCGCTATCGACATGATGGACACCTCGCAGATCATTGTGACCTTGCGTGAGCTGTATGCCGCTAGAGAGCAGGTCAAGCAGAGCATCTATGAAATAATGGGCATATCGGACATCCTGCGTGGATCGTCCAAGGCTCAGGAAACCCTCGGTGCTCAACAGCTTAAGGCCAACTTTGGTAGCCTGCGGTTAAAGAGCAGCCAAGGCGATGTAGCTCGATTTGCTACCGACATCTTCAAGCTCAAAGCACAGATTATTTGTAAGTTTTACCCGCCTGAGCTGATTGTTGAGATGTCAGGTGTGATGAACACACCGGACGGTCAAGACCCGCAGATGTTGCAAGCGGCTATCCAGATGCTGTCCAACAGCACCATCCGCGACTTCCACATTGCGGTAGAGGCTGACAGCCTGGCGCAAATTGATGAGCAGGCTGAGAAGCAAGGCGCACAAGAGGCAATCCAAGCAATCGGTCTATTCTTGCGTGAGGCGATCCCCATGATTGCCCAAGCGCCAGAGACCTTGCCAATGGCCTCTGAGATGCTGTTATTCCTTGTACGCCGATTCAGAGCTGGTCGGGGATTGGAGAGCGCGGTTGAAAGGGCAATGAAAGCCCTGCAAGACAAAGCAGACGCTGCCAAACAGCAACCGCCTGGTCCACCGCCAGAGATGATGCAAATGCAAGCCGAACAGCAAGCCGAGCAAATGCGGATGCAGGCGCAGTCTCAAACCGAACAGATGAAGATGCAAGCGCAAGCCCAGATTGAGCAGGGCAAGGCACAGCTTGAGATGCAGATGCACCAGGCTAAGACGCAAGCAGAGATGCAGTTGGCGCAAATGAAATCCGAGTTTGAGGCTGCAAAGCAAAATAACGAGATGCAAATAAAGGCCAGAGAGATGGCTGGAAGGGAAGAATATGAGCGATGGAAAGCAGAACTTGATGCAGCGACTAAAGTCCTTGTGGCTCAAATTGGCGCAAAAGCTGGGCTTGATCAAGCCGCAATGAGCGCACAGATGGCGGCATCCGAAGAAGTTGACTCTACTTTGGGTGACGGCATGAGCGAGGCAATCAACCGTTTGGCTGATATGCACGGCGAGACATTGGGGCAGATCACAGGCGTGATGCAGGCAATCAGCGCACCAAAACGCATAATTCGTGGGCCAGATGGTCGGGCGGCGGGTGTTGAGATTGCTACATGAGCTTAGTTCTTGCCGATAGGGTCAGGGAGACCACCACTTCCACAGGCACAGGCACGATAACCCTTGGTGGCGCAGTTTCAGGGTTTCAATCGTTTAGCGTCATTGGCAACAACAACACAACCTATTACACAATCTCAGGCGGGACTCAATGGGAAGTAGGAATTGGGACGTATTACGGCGGGACATTAGCCAGAACAACCGTAATTGCCTCATCCACAGGATCAAAACTTGATCTTGCGGCGGGTAGTAAGGATGTATTTGTTACTTATCCTGCGGAAAAGTCAGTTAATCAGGATGCCAATAATCGTGTTTTGATACCTTACACATCAGGAATAACTGACACAGGTTCTTTAAATGTCGGCAGCGCCACATTACATACAGACTCGGGCGTGATTGCGGGGTTTACCGCTAGTGAACCGTTATATCTTTACACCAGCTTGCAAAACACCGATTCAGGGGCAACATCGTATGCCAGTTATGCGGTCAATGATGGCGGTCATACGGCTTACGGCGAGCTGGGAATAAATAACGCAAATTACAGTTATTCAGCAGCAGGGTTTCCCAATAATGGGTTTTCTACGCCATTGGCAAGTTTTGTGGAATCTTATGGTGGCCCATTAGTTTTAGGTAGTTGGGACAATCAAAAAATCAGTTTTATTGTCAATGGTGCATACAGTACAACAGACGTAATGACCATTAACACCAATGGATCGGTGGCATTTAATGGTCAAGTGGGGACTGCGGGACAGGTTTTGCAAAGCAATGCCACAAGCGCGCCGACATGGGTTACCCCAGCTTCGGGCGGCACAGTCACAAGCGTAAGCGGTACAGGAACGGTCAGCGGTTTAACCTTAACAGGCACGGTAACCAATAGCGGGAATCTAACCCTTGGCGGCTCAATCACAGGATTTGCAACAAGCGGAGCAAACACTGATTTGACATCTGTGGCGCTGACGACCGGCACAATCTCCACTGCACCCAGCTCAAGCACTGATATTGTCAACAAGTCCTATGCCGATTCAATTGCGGCAGGGGTTAACTTTCACGCTGCTTGTCAATATGCAACGACAGCGGCTTTACCAGCAAACACTTACAACAACGGCACAGGCGGGGTCGGCGCGACACTGACGGCTGTGGCGGTCGGTACGCTGACCATTGACAGCTACACGCTAGTCATTGGTGATGTGGGTAAGCGTTTACTAATAAAGAATGAGGCGACTCAGGCTAATAACGGGGCGTATGTACTAACGCAAGCAGGAACGGCGGTGCTACCGTACATCCTGACAAGGGCAACAGATTACGACTCAAGCGGGTCTGGTACAAATGAAGTGGATCAGGGCGACTTGATTCTGGTGATTAACGGCACGACAAACGCAAATACTTCATGGGTACAGCAGACACCGTTACCAATCACAATCGGATCAACGGCAATTGTGTTTATCCAATTTGCGGCAATCCAAACGTACACAGCAGGCACTGGTTTAACCTTAACAACCAATCAGTTTTCGATCACTAACGTGGGAACGGCGGGTACATATGGCACTTCCACGCAAATTCCCGTATTCGTTACCAACGCACAAGGACAGGTTACAAGTGTTACTAATACGGCAATAGGAACGCTAAATCAAAATACAACAGGAACGGCTACCTTAGCCAAAAGCACTTCAGCATTTACAACTGGCACAGCACAAACCTATACTGCACCATCAAATACCCAGTGGGTTAAAGTAACGGTGGTCGGACCAGGCGGTAACGGCGGGGCGGCGACTGGACAAAGGGCAACTGGTGGCGGTGGTGGCGGTGTAGCAATAAAATGGCTATCCATGACCGCAGGACAGACTTTGGTTTACACGGTCGGCACGGCATCAGGCACAGCATCCACCGTAGCATCTGGGACGTTGACCATCACAACAATAACGGCAAACTCAGGCACAAACGGCGCAGGTACGGCTTACGCTGCATCCATCACCGCAGGCGGCGCAGGCGGCACAGCAACTAATGGCGATGTCAATATTACTGGTGGACAAGGTGGCTATTCTTACGGCTCAGGCACAACGGTAACGACCAACTTTGGCGGCAAGGGCGGGGATTGCCCTGGCTTTGGCTCTGGTGGCCCTGCCTTGGCAATTGTGGCAACCGCAGGCGTACAGGGTCAAGGTTTTGGTGCTGGTGGCGGCGGTGCTCACGGCAACGCAACATCCGCAGCAGGTCGAGGTGGGATTATCATCTTTGAAGCGTACTGATGTTTGGCTATACCTCATTTGCTGAGTTACCGTTTGCCACAATCGGCGTTACGGTAACCCCAGCGCCAGAAGTCTTAC